CAATGACAACCACAGAAATCAAGACGCTGTTTGGTATTGATTCCTACATCACGAATTGCATCCTTGACTGGAAAACATCGAACGGAAGCGTTTCACCGCTTGACGTTATTGCGGTTACGGCAGGCGCAGGAAATGCGGCAACCGGCACGATCACCTTTGTCGGTACTGCAACATCAGCAGGCACATATTATGTTTCCATAGTTGATGAAGAAAAGTATCAGGTTGAAGTTGCGATACCGGACACAACTGATGAAACCGCTGCGGCTCTTGCTGTCAAAACAGCATGTGACCTTTTGACCGATGCGGTGTTCTCTTCGGGCGTTGCGCTGGGCGTATACACAGCAACGGCAAACGATACCGGAACAAACGCCAATCACTACGGTATTAAGATTGAAGGCGTTGTGCCGGGGCTTGTGGCAACCATAGCATCATTTCAAACGCTTGCAACTGGTACAGGCGCACCGACAGTCACAAGTACACTTGACGCAATTGAAGGCATCCGGTATACGGGCGTTATCTGGCCTGAAGATTGGGTCACACCGGCGCTTATCACTGAATTTGAATCACGGTTTAACGCTTCCAATGCAATCATGGACGGTACTATATTTCAGGGGCAGACAGACGTATATGCCACCGATTTGGCAGCAGGCGCATTGCTGAACAGTCAAGTTATGGTTCTCATGGGTTCTCCGTTGCTTGCTCTTGCCGACATCAAAGGCCCGGCAGTTGTTCGCCCTGCTGATTGGGTATGCTGTGAGTTTGCCGGAACACGGGCAAAGAGACTGACCCCAGGCGCAAGCATTGCCGATTCCATTATCACAACTTCAGGCGGTCTTGATGCTTTTGGTGGCCCGTCTCTTGCAAGCCTGCCTTATTTCAACACACCGCTGAAACTCACGCCTACAACACCGGCATCTAATCAGTGGACAGGTACAGAACAGATTGCACTTGAAGGCGCAGGGTTCACCACCTACGGTGTTAATTCAGCGCAGAACGCTATGATTATGGGGCCGGTTGTAACTACGTGGCTCACTGATGCAGGCGGTAACGACAATGTAAGTTTCAGCTATCTCAACTATGTTGATACCGGTTCGGCATGTCGGGAAATCTTTTTCAACGTTCTTAAATCAACATACGCACAATCACGGCTGACTGACGGTGATTTGGTTGCAGGGCGCTCAATGGCTAACGAGGAGAGCATCAAGGCTGAGTATCTCCGTATTTACCGTGTGCTTGCCGGTCTTGCGCTCACACAGGCAGGGCGTGAACCTGAGAGCTTTTTCGCACAGAATACAATAATTACGGTTGATTTGGCAACACGCACAGTTACAAGTGATGGCCCGCTTCCGATTGTAACGCAGCTTGGAACTATAAATTATGCAATGCGGTTGTCTTTCACCATTGAAGGCACTGGAACTCAAATCACAGTATAGGGAGACTTGAAAAATGGGAAATCAAACTTTAAGTACCCCCGCAATTCAGATAAACAACGAAACGTATAAGATTGTACCGAACTCGTTTGTTTACGATGGTGGGGAAGGTGAAATAAACGTGAGGTCTGCAAGTGCGGGCGGTGGAAGTACTTCAAGCGTTCACTCGCAAAACGCTGAGACGCAAATCAGCATGTGCAAGTTTGACATTTACCTTGTGCTTGGCGTTGACGCTGACATTGCAGAGGAAAGAGAACATCGGCGCAAACAGCATCAAAGCATTGCAGCGCACAGCAAGCGGTGAAAGCACCACCTTGTCATTTGACAATATGTCACTGACCGCACCTGTCGAACGGCAGGCAAGCGCAGACGGTGTTACAAGCCTTGAGTTCAAGGGCGATCCTATGTCAAACCAATAAAGAAAGGGCAACTCAATGAGCATTCAGGATGGGAGCATTGACTTTCCACTATCACGACCGATTAAGTACAAGTTTGACAACGCAACGCATGAAGCAACGCATGTAATTCTGCAAGAGCCTGGAATGGAGCACTGTCAATTCTGCGATAAGATTGAACAGATGATTACCAAGGCGCAGATGGATTACACGGAAAAGATCGGCATACAGCAAAGCGAAGCAGGCGAAGTTGTAAAACCGTTCCACGAACAAGTCAAAGAAGAAGAAGTAAACACAGAAGAGCTGGCTGAAGCACTGGCAGTTGTTCTTAAAGATTCCAACCGTGTTGATTACAGCAAGTTTAACGCAACGTTTGCAAAAATGGCTTGTGTGATAAACCCCAAAAAATCTATCTGCTTAATTGATGGAAGGCTTGCTATGAACAGCACCTTGTGGGCGAACTTGTGTCCAAAAGATGCCAAGGCAATTGCCCTACGGTGGGCGGCTTTTTTCGTTATGCCCTCGGAAGAGGGCGAGAAGACTTCATCCGAAGAGCAGTCAGAATCGCCTACGGAACCGAAGGCGGCATAAGCTACGAAACGGCGCTGAACATGCCGATGTGGGAAACATCAATTGTAGCAAGCGAGATTGATAAAATCAATAAATAAACAAAAGGGAACATGAAGTAATGCCTTTTACCGCCCAATATACCTATATAATTAAAGACAGATATTCTGCCGCCCTTTCTAAAATAACAAGGGGTACAAATAAATTTACCGCTGCCACAAAAAAAGCAGTCCGGCACACTGCTGCGCTCGGTAAGAAGATTGGTATTACTGGCAGGAAAATGGCAAACATGAGGAACATTGTCGGCGGTGCGGCGCTGGCATATGGTCTTTTTAAGTTTACAAAAAACGCTTCTACGCTTGAAGATAAAATGGCAGATGTTTCCCGTGTTACTGGATTGGTCGGCGGTGAACTCCGGGCAATGCAGGAGCAGTTGCAGAAAATGGGTAGGGCTACAGGAAAAAGCGCAGAGGGGCTTGCTGAAATTGCCTACGAAGGCGGCAAGCTAGGAATAGTAAATGAAGACCTTGGGTCTTTTGTTTTAATGGTAGCGAAGACAGCAGCAGCGTTTGACATGTTGGACGGTGAAGCTGGTCGTGCAATAGGTTCAATTAGGGCAAAAATGGGGCTTACTGTCGGCGGCGCTGAAGAGCTGATGAACCGCCTCAACTTTCTTGCAGATAACACCACCGCCACAGGCGGCAGGATGATTGAAGTTGTCGAAAGGACATCTGGCACATTTTCAACCCTAAACATACCATCTGAAACGGTTGCAGGTTGGGCGGCGTTTGCAGATCAGATTGAAGTCACGGGTAGGCTTGCGGCATCTGGTTTAAACCAAATGATGACTAAAATGATGGTGATGCCCGGCATGATGGAAAAGATGCTGGAAGATCCAAAGGGTGCTGTAAAAGATTATCTTAAAAGTTTTGAGAACATGCCCGAAGCAAAGCGAGGAACAAGGATACTTAAAATATTCGGCAACGAGGCTGGGCGTTTCGTAATGAAGGCAGTTGCAAACATGAAATTGCTTGACAAGGCAATGGAAATGGCTGCCTCAGATAGGGCGCTTGGTTCGATGGATAGAGAGTTCCAAAACATTCTAAACAGAAGCTCAACGGCAGGAAACAGGATAAAAGAAACATGGCTTGACATAACACGGGCAATCGGAACTGGCTTCTTACGCATGTTTGATAAGTATTCAGCAAGGTTAATTAAAATTTCAGATTGGCTGCTTGGCTTTGTTAAGGCACACCCGACACTTGTAAAGGTTGCCGGAATACTAGCATTAATAGCCGTTGCAGTAATAGCTATAATTATCCCGCTTGGTTTTATGATGATTGCAATTTCTGCGCTTATTCCGGTTGTTGCTGCGCTTGGAGTGGCTACTTCATTCATGATTGGACTGGGTACTTTAATGTGGATAGCATGGTCTCCGTTGATTCTTATGTTTGGTGCGGTTGCTTTGGCTGCTGCCGCTGTGGCTGCTGCAATATATCAAATTACAACAAACTGGGAAGCAATGACTAGCACAGGGGCAGGGAAAGACCTTTTTGACTATTTGACCAACCGTGATCCCGAACGTCTTGCCCAACCAAACAGAACTGAGGCTGAAAACGCAGCTCTTGAAAAATCACAGGAGCGTATTGCTGCCAAGAAACAGGCGGGCATTGCGGCAAGTGGTGAAATTAGAGTATCGGCATCAGAAGGCTCCAAGATTGACAGCGCAAACATGAGTCTAAACGCTGGCAACAACCTTGCAACGGTGAGTCAATAATGAGTAGATTAACTGGACTATTACCGGCATCTTGGAGGGGCATTTCGTTCCTTGTCAAGAATGAAGTCTTGGCAGAGGGCGGGCGGCGCATTGTACTCCATGATTATCCGAACAGCAATACCCGATTCGTTGAAGATCAAGGTGAATTGCCGCCAAAATTCAGCATCACGGCATTTGTAACTGGTGCGGACTTCATCGACAGGGCGGAACAGCTAGAGCGTGCTTTAAGAGAAAAGGGCAAAGGCAGTCTTTCTATGCCCACCTTTGGCAGTCGCATATTGTTTGCCATGCCATACAAAAAAGATGCTTCACAGACCGCAGTTGGTGAGATTCGTTTTGAACTTTCATTTGTGGCAGGTACAGCGGTTTCCGGCCCAATTAGGGGGTTCCCAAACTCTGAAACGGTATATGCACAAGGTGATGACGCACGGCAGGCAATCAATACATCTGTTGATGACCTATGGCAAGTACCATCCAACTCGCCAAACGTATTATCTGCTGAATTTGACCTGCAAGAAATGACTGCGGCAGTGCGGGGAATTACATCGGCAACCAACAACGCAGGCGACATAAACACGCTGGCAGACTTGATAGACCAAAACACACCAAACATTGTCCGTGATAGCGGCGATATGGCAAGCGCAATCATCGACTTATGGCAAAGTGTAAGCGTTGGGCTTACAGGCGGTGCGGGATTATCTCAGTTGCTTGAACTCACAAGTTTTGGCTCACAGTTGAGCTTGAGCTTATCAGATATTAAGAACGCCAACACACCGGACACCGATGATTCCGATAGTGATGAAATACCGCTGTGGGCAGCAACTACAGCAAGCCGTATTAAGCGAAATCAGAACAGGCTTTCAACTGTCAATGCTTGCAGGGTTGCGGCTCTTGTATCTGCATACGAGCAGGCAGCAGACGCAACATATGGCACAGATACCGAGATTGAGGAAACACGGCTGAACCTTGAAGTTGCACACCAGAGATTAATGCGGGTTGATACATCCGACAAGACCCTGATTCAATCACAGCCTGGAGTGCGTGCTTCTGTTGAGCTTATCCGGTTGACAGCATTGAGAGTGCTTGACGAAAAAGAACAGTCAGTATTTAGCCTAACAACTATATGCAACCCTGTTGCGATAAGTTCATTCGTTCAGGGCTATACGCTTTACGCTGAGAGCATCACCACATCGGAAGATGCAACCACAAAGGGTCTTGAGATACGGGCACTAAATCCAACGCAACCGGCTGATAAGCTGATTGGCGAAACAACGGTATTGCAAGCATGAGCTTTGAAGTCAGAATAAACGGAAAGCCTTTTGTTCTTTGGGAAACTGCAATGGCGCAGCGTTCCATTGACACGAATTGCGGTGTGTTCCGGTTTACCAACTCAGGCTCTTCCCCTATTCAAGATTTCCCTATGAAGGTGGGAGATTTCATAGCGATCCTTATTGATACTATACGAAAAGTTGTCGGATTCATAGATGAGATGAACGACACGCAAGATAAAAACTCACACACAATTATAATGTCAGGCCGTGACAATATTCAAGACTTGATTGATTCAAGCGTACCAGACAGCGCAAAGGTAACAGAAGGGCCGATATCGCTAAAGAAATTGTGTGAACGTGTCATTGCATCCCTGCCAACACCCCCAGATATAAAAGTAATTGAACAGGTTTTTGGCTTGGCTGACTTTACCGAAGATGATTTGGAGTCAGCAGGAAGCGCAACATCGTGCATGGAATATCTTGTTGGCTTCGCACGCAAGCGGCAGGTATACTTGGTGCCGGATGGTAGTGGAAACCTATTGATATACCGCCCCGACCCATCAAACAAAGCATCTGGGCCGCTGATTAACAAGGTAGGTGGAACGACCAACAATGTTTTGAATTACTCAGTAACACGCTCACAGCAGAACAGGTTCAGAAAAATACTATGTCGTTCGCAGGACAATTTCGGCTTTGACCCTTTTGCTGATTCAGATGGCGAAGGCACAGACAGAAACGCAACGGCAGAAGATAGCCAAATCAGGGAAACCCGCTTTCTTGAAATCCAAGCCGAGGAATCAATGACAGTTACAGAGTGCGGAGAACGGGCGGCAGAGGAATCAAACATCAGGAGGGCTATGGGTGAGCCTTACACGGTAACGGTGGCAGGACACAGCCAACCAGACGGCACGGTGTGGGATTTCGGGCAGTTTGTACCGGTTTGTGATGAACTTGCAGGCGTTAAGGGCGAACGGTTAATAAAGTCCGTTGAGTGGTCAGAGGACACAAGGCAGGGCAGCAGAACTCGCATGGTGTGCGTGCAATCCGATGCTTATCAGGTTGTAGCAGAACCTACAGCGGCAACCAAGCGCACATCACCGTCAAACACAGAGCGAGAAAATGCAGTGCCGATAACGCAAACGCAGAGCGTGAGACAATGAACCCGATTAGACTCATAAAAAACCTGTTTAAAATAGCCAAACTTTTATCGGTTGATGATTCCGGTGATTATCAGTTTATGACTGTTACAACACTTGGCAAGACGCAAAAGGTTCTATCATTCAAACCATACGGTCTTATGAGTAGCCCGCCTGTTGATTCTGTTGTCGGGTTATGGTCACAGCAGGGGCAGGAATCAAACGGTATTGGCATTGCAGACGACCCAAAGAACCGCATTGTTAAAAACATGGTGGAGGGCGAGGTAGCGTTAGGAAACTATATTACAGCTTCACATGTTAAGTTTGACGAAGATGGCAATTCACTTGTTGCGGCTTCGAACGATGCGATTTTGTTTGGGTTTAGGGAAGTGGCACTGCTTGCGGTTGCTGAAAAAGTATCTATAACCGGCCCGACAATTGAGATGAACGGCAACAGTGATAACCTTGTTACTTGGGCAGATTTGAGTTCTCTTTTATCAAGCTATTGGACAATATTCAACCTCCACAGTCATGCGGGAGTGGGGCCGGTTACAGGTGGAACTGTTTCTTTTGACATAACGGCAGCTAAAGCAACGACATTAAAAACGGACGGTTAACATGCAAGACGTTTTGATTAAACCAGATAGTGAAGGGATATATGACCTTGTGGTTGACGGTTCTGACTTTGCATCTGCTGAAGGCTTTGAAACCGCTATT